TGGGAATATTCCCAACCTGAAAGGTTCCAATGCGTAATTCACTTCCATCAGTCATGCAAGGCCGCTTTGCTCGGTCCCCCATGCCCAAGGTTCAGCGTTCCAAATTCGACATGTCCCATGGTCGTACTCGTACTATGGATGCCGGATATCTTTACCCTTGTATGTGTGAGGAAATCCTCCCCGGCGATACTTGGTCTCTTCAAATGTCCGCGCTTATGCGCTTTAATACCCTTCTTCGTCCTATCATGGACAATGTTCACTTCGATGTGCATTACTTCTTCGTCCCCACGCGTTTGCTCTGGTCCAACTGGGAGCGCTTCAATGGTGCTCGCGATAACCCCGATTCCTCGATTGACTATGTCATACCCGATGTCAAAAACGCTGGCGAAGAAGACGAAACCCTTACTGTTACCGAGCTATCACTTGGTGACTATTTCGGTCTTCCAACTCTCGTCGCAATTCAAGAAGCTGACCGTCCTTCTGCCCTCCCTTTCCGTGCTTACAATCTCATTTATAACGAGTGGTATCGCTCGGAATCACTCCAAGACAAACTACAAGTCCCTCTTGGTGATGGTCCTGACCCTATCACCTATTACACCCTTCAGCGTCGCGGAAAGCGACACGATTATTTCACTCAGCTACTTCCTTGGCCTCAAAAGGGTGATGCTGTTACTCTCGCTCTCGCCACATTTGGAAATGTCCCCGTTGTCGGCAATGGTACTACTCTCGGTCTATTCGATGGTGATACCGAATTCGGAATGGAAATGTCCCCCGACCCTCTAAATGGTATGCTTCGTCTCCGTACTGGCAACGATGGTACACCGGTTGGTACTGCTTCCTCCGGCACTTATCCTTCTGCGAATGACACTGTTGGGGTCTCTCTTGACTCTACTCGTTCGGGTCTTACCGCTCTTACTTCTGGTCTTGCCGCTCAAGCGATTACTATTCAAGACCTCCGCACCGCCTTTGCTTATCAGCAACTTCTTGAAGCTGATGCCCGTGGCGGTACCCGTTATACCGAAATCATTTTCGGTCGTTATGGCGTTTCTCCTATGGACGCCCGTCTCCAACGTCCTGAATTTCTCGGCGGTGGTTCGGTACCTACTCAAATTATGACCGTGTCTCAGAATTCCCAGTCGGATACCACACCTCAAGGTACCCTCACCGGTTATGGTCAAACAGTCTCTTTTACCGGCTTTCACCGTTCGTTTGAAGAGCACGGCTATATTATCGGTCTGGCCAATATTCGCGCCGATATTCGTTATCAACAGGGTATGCGCCGTATGTGGTCACGCAAAACCCGCTATGATTTTTACGACCCTTATCTTGCCAATCTTGGTGAGCAAGCCGTTCTCAATAAGGAAATCTATTACGATTTTAACGGAGCATTCGCCAATGATGTTCTTGGCTATGCTCCCCGCTGGGATGAATACCGGTATATCCCTTCATCAATTGAAGGTGCAATGCGGTCCTCCTATACTGGGGGTTCTCTCGATTCTTGGCATCTCGCCTTGGACTTCTCTGCTACTCCGGTTCTCAATCCTGATTGGATTCGCGACTTTCCCCCTATCGCCCGTGTCGTCGCTACCCCCTCTGAGCCTCATTTCAACGTGGATATGTATTTCAAGTGTACGGCGGTTCGCCCTATGCCTATCTACGGTATCCCTGGACTCCGGCGGCTATAATGGCTGATGGCAATGCTTGGTCTCAAGCCGCTGCAACTGCAAGCGAAGTTGGTGGGGGTATGTTTACCTCCGCCTTCAATGTCCATGAAACCCGGCAAGCCCGGCGTTTCGCCAATCAAATGTCTTCAACTGCTCACCAAAGGGAGGTTAAAGACCTCAAACTTGCAGGTCTAAATCCTATTCTCTCTGCTACCGGTGGTCAGGGTGCTTCTACCCCGTCTATATCCCCGCCTCAAATCACTAACCCTATGGAGGGCTCGTCTGCAAAGGCTCTAATGTCTGCCCAACTGGAGAATCTAAAAGCTCAAACTTCTAGCACTCTTCAAGATGCACGCGGAAAAAACCTTCTAAATGGAATGAATGAGGAGAATCGGGAAACTGATATGCTAATGCGTCGTGCTGTCTACACTAATATGCTCAAGGATGGTAATCTCAAGGATTCAACCCGTGAACAAATCTTATCCACGGTTAAGCAAATCGATTCCCAAATCGAGCTGCAAAATTTATCCAAACCTGAGGCTTCCGCTAAGGCTAATTACTTCAAAGGCGTAGGCACTGCCTTTCCGTTCCCTCTCTCTGATGTCACTGGTCAAATCGGTCAAGGCATTCACTCTGCCAAATCTGGCTATGATTATCTCGGTCGAAAGACCGACGATTACAACAAAGGCAAAAAATGACTTCAAAAGCATTAAAAGGAGGTGATAAACATGCGACATCGTCAAAAGATGAGCGGCGGTGCCAACCGTCGCAACTGGCGCTCCGGCCAAGGGCATCACGCCCGGAACTATATCACGTCCTCGACACGCGACGGTTACCGTATCTGAAATGTTACGGTACCATAGCCGTTACCCGTAACATTCGTGTTACGGGTAACATTACTGTTACGTCTCTCCCATGTTACGTCACATAGCAGTTACATGTCCTGTTTCCACCCAATCACTTTGCGTCGTGATAAAAGCGACGCTCAAACTGTACCATGTGGTAAATGTGACGACTGCTTGTTAAAACGGTCACGCGAATGGTCGTTACGTTGTTCACATGAGTTACTCTATCACTCTTCCTCTTCCTTTCTTACTCTTACCTATCGTGATGATGCTCTTGTATACGGCGGTAACGTCCGCGCTACTCTCGTTAAATCTCACCTTCAACTATTCTGGAAATCTCTCCGAAAGAAAACCAATGCTAAGTTCCGATACTTTGCTTGCGGTGAATACGGCTCTCTCCGCCATCGCCCTCATTATCATGCCCTTTTGTTTGGCTATGATTTCCCGGATAAAAAACCTTCCTCGGTTACCCCGTCCGGTCTTACTTATTATACTAGTGACCTCCTCGATTCTACTTGGGGTCACGGCTCTTGTATTATTGGGACTGTTACTCCTGAGTCTTGTGCGTATGTTGCGCGATATACTCTAAAAAAAGTCTATGGCTCTGGTAATAAGCGCACTTGGTTGCGCGAAAATATGATTGAGCCAGAATTCCTAGTTATGTCCCTTAAGCCGGGTATCGGCTCACTCTTCTACGATCAGTTCAAATCTGATATGTTCCCTCATGACATCATGGTCATGTCTAATGGTGGCGTAGTTAAGCCACCTCGTTATTATCTCAAACTGTTACGCCGCTCAAATCCTTCACAATATGATTCTATCATGGCTGAGCGACTAATCTTCCAGGCCCAAAACGCGCGCGAAAATAAACGCGTGCGACTCAGGGCCAAGGAGATTGTCCAAAAAGCGAAGGCCAAAATGTTGCCTCGCAACTACGAAGGATAGGCGTAACTCTATCGGAGGTCCATAACGCCAGTTATGGACCTCCTGCGGCATAGGCATATAAAGTATGCGCAATGCCGCTTCTGTGCCGCGTCGCGCACTTGACGTCGCTAGACGTCTTAAAAAAACTTCTTAAAAACACTTGCTTTTATCCTATCTAAATCTTATACTTCTATACACGTGAAATGTTTCACGTGAAACACGGGCCAAATATGCAACATCCTAAGCTAGTTGACCTAATCACCCGCCGCAAGGCGATTGAATGGGATGCTTTGCGCTTAGCAAAATTCCTCCCTCTGGTCGATATTTGTGGAAAGACTTATAGGCCCGTACTTAACATCAAAACCCAAAAGACCTACTATTATGAGGTCGAGGAGTAGCAAATGATGCAGCTATTATGCGTCTATGACAAAAAGGCCATGATTTACAAGAATCCTTGGATGGCTCCCAGCATCCCGGAGGCCGTCCGTTCTCTCTCGCTTTCCATCCGGAAAAGCGACCATAAGGCTCCTAATATGTTCGCCGAGTTCCCTGACGACTACCAAATTTGTCGTCTCGCCGAATACGACGAATTCTCGGGCAAATTAACCTGCCCTCCGACCCCTGAAATCTTGTTCGAAGTTCGCACTCTTACCGATGAGGAGCTTAATGCTCATGCAAACTCCGTTTAAACCCGTCCTTCCCAAAACTCGCCCGCTTAGCGAGCGATTCACTCAACCTGTCTCGGACAAACCGTCCTTGACTCAACAACAATTTAAAGAGGCTGTAGATGTTAATAACATCGTCGCTAATCTCAAGAAAGGCATTATGCCGCTTCAACCCAAGGTTACACCTACCTACGGGGATGTTTCCAATGTGGACTATCTCACGATGCTCAATACTGTCGCCGATGTCGAAAACACCTTTTCTCGTTTATCGTCCAAGCTTCGCGCTCAGTTCCAAAACTCGCCGCAACAGATGGTTCGTTGGGTCAACAATCCTGAAAACCGTGAGAAGGCTATCAAAATGGGCCTTCTCAAGCCAGCCACTGTAGAGCCTGATTATAGGGCTATAATGGAGGGTACGGATACCCATCCGAAAGCTGACTCCGAATCCCAGCCCAATTATTCGCCGAAAGGCGGCGAGCCCAAGGGCGAGCCCAAGGCACCATGACCCCCTTGATTTAATGGTGCTAGGTGACACCGTCACCTAAAAACTCTCTGGCCCGCTTGCCTTATGGTAAGTGGGCCTTTATATTTCCAATGGGAATATTCCCAACCTGAAAGGTTCCAATGCGTAATTCACTTCCATCAGTCATGCAAGGCCGCTTTGCTCGGTCCCCCATGCCCAAGGTTCAGCGTTCCAAATTCGACATGTCCCATGG